CGCGTCCATGCGTCTTTCTAAAATACCTTTTCCTTTGGAGACTATTATGTTTAGACCTTCTGAGCAAGTCGTTCGTGAACGTCTTGCTATATTACCTACGTTCGAATTACTCGAACGCCTTGATTATATGCGCAAGATGTCCTCACGGCGAGTTACTTCTGAAGATCTTAGGGATCAGAGATTAATAATTTCTGAACTCAAACTTAGGAATCTACCATGAAAAGGGCTTTTTTGTTATCCATCCTTTGCGGCTCCTCTTTCGGGGCAGCAGCTTTTATCGTTGTGTACTTGTTATGTCTGTTAACCGCGCTTACGTTGTAAACTCCGTATTATCTGACAAAATTTATGGTCCCACATTACCAAATGGGGTGACCACTGTCACTAATACGAGTACAACGCCTTGCAACGAGCTACAGATAAAAAACAGTATGCCAACGTGGAGGGATCGTATCCTTCATAACCTCGACGCGACTGGTCCATATACACGTTCTTTCGTGTCATTGAAACCGCTCTTTTCATCGTGCTATTCATTCAATTCCTCTGCACCATTTTATAATGTGGTGAATTATAGAGGTATCGGTGATTTAGCATCGTATGTTTTGGCTCGAGGCTTTGCTACTCCTGCTACTAACGCACAGCAAAGAAATATTGCTATTCGGAAGTTACGGGCTAAACTTAATGGAGATACAGCACAGTTCCAATCGCTTGTGCCTCTCGCTGAAATACGCGAGGTGCACAGCCTTCTTAGGGCAGTAACTTATTCTGCTACTGACCTAACTAAGGCGCTTTTGGACATCAAACGCACTAAGGGTAAATCTGCCTTGAAATTTGCGTCACATGCTTGGCTTACATTTTCTTTCGGTATTCAGCCTACTATGGCCGATATCGATTCGTTAATGAAATCCATAGCTTTCTTCAATGAAAGTAACTTGCATGTTCAACGCTATTCAGCTTCATCATCAACTGAGTGGCTCGGCTCTTCTTTGCCGAACAACCCTGAGTTAGGTGGTAATAATCAAGATATTCTTCGATCATATACTACCATGATTAAGTATAGACACAGCTTTGTTGCTGGGCACCGCTTTCCACTAATAAACTCTAGTGGTTCATTTAGCGCTGCGCAGGACCAATTTGGCTTGCGTCTTGGGCATGTATTACCAGCTCTGTGGGAGGCCACCATGTTTTCATGGATTGGCGACTACTTCTTCACAGTTGGTGATTTCCTCAGTGACACTTGGGTAAAGCCTCCTGGCAATACTCTTTATGTCTCTGAGGGACGACTTTGGGATGCTACGATCAGATTCTCAGACGAATTTCGCCCTAAGGCTCTTACACAACTTCTTTCTGTTGTGCGAGGATCTGGGGAACTTCGTTATGTTCAATTTGATCGTATACCCCTTGGTTCCCAACTACCAGTGCGCTCGCTCACTTATAAAAGCAGTGACGAGGTTGGTAAATTTGCAGTTACCAAGCTGCTTAACTTGGCCTCATTACTAGTTCGCTAGTTTCTTTCACTTACTATATAGGAGCCTTAATATGGCTTTTGCTCTTACAACGCCTATTACAGGTGCCGCCGTGACGGGGTTCACTACCCCTACTTACACCATAGCTGCTGACACACCGCCTAGCGTAAATGCTAAACAGTGGATCGTCAGCGCTGTAGGTGGGACTCAAACAGGTGTCGACGTTAACTCGGTGTCAAAACCGTTTACCGTCACAATGTTTCGTCCCGTAGTATTACGGCCTCTTCCACAACCTAATACCGTTACCGGTATAGTAAAGAATGTCCCAGTGAATACATATAAAATAATCACTAGGAAAGGTGCCTCGCCCGCTAACTTGAATATACCGCTAATTGCGCGTATTACTACAGTTATCGACGTCCCAGCCGGGACGGACACCTTTGAACCAGAGGATATCAAAGCTATGGTATCTGCACATATTGGCGCTCTTAATCAACAGAGCGCCGGTATTGGCGATACTATACTTTCTGGTCTCCTTTAGTCTTCATTCTTTCTTTTCTATGGGTCATTAACCCTAGGAGTTGTTGTGTTAGAACCTGATGTTCGCTTGAGCTCTTTTTCTAAAGCTCTAATCCAAGACCTCGGCGGTAACGCCACTACATGCAACACTGTTTTTACGCAGTTTGCATGTGATCGACTTTTATCGCGCCATCGTAAAAAGATGGCGTATGAATCAGTCGATCTAACCTGTAAAACCATGAATGCTTTTGCTTCATTTAATGAGTCACGTAAGTCCGTTACACTGAACTTACATGATGACATTAAGACTGAGGCTAGGCACTTCATTCGTAAGACACTTGAGAATTATACTCGTTCTCAGGATAGTCGTATGATACAGGAGCCCTTATCACTTCCACATTTTTTCGATTTGTGGAAATTTGGACCGGGTGCTTCCTTCAAAATATATGGAAGTCACCCCGTAGCCAAGATAAGGCAGAAGTGGACATGTACGAGAAGAGCACTACCTCTTATATCTAAAATCCGTTCTCTTTCTCCATCACTCCAGAGCTTTGATGCTCGTAAAGGGGTTGTTGGGCTGAAAACGGTTAGAGGTAGTCGTCTTGGAACAGTTCGTAAAAATGAAGAAACTGATAGAACAATTGGCACAGAGCCACTTGGGAATATGTGTGGGCAGCTTGCTGCCGGCATATATCTCGAACGTGCTTTGTGTTTTGCTGGTCTTGATATCTCCACTCAGCAGAACTATAATAAGCTCCTTGCTTACTACGGTTCCGTTAATGGTACTCTTTGTACTATTGATTTGAAAAATGCTAGTGATTGTATCACTACCGCCCTTGTTCGCACTCTATTCCCAACCGAATGGTATTTCCTACTTACCGGGCTGCGAAGCCCTGAGATAAGGATAGGAAAGGAATGGCACGAGCTCAATATGATGTCTACTATGGGTAATGGTTTTACATTTCCTATGATGACATTAATATTGCTCGCGTTGGTTTATGCTAATGCGAGGGTTTTCCACAATGGTAAATCTTATGTGGACTACCTTAACATTGGCGTATACGGTGATGATATAATTTGTCCGACATCACAGTCAGATACATTATTCACCGTCCTCCAAAGTGCAGGATTTATAATTAACCATGATAAATCCTATGTCAGTGGGTCTTTTCGCGAGAGTTGTGGTGGCGATTATTACAGCGGTGTCGACGTGACACCGTTTTATATAAAATCGTTATCCGATGACTCGGCGATCTATGTAGCTATAAATGCTGTCTTAGACTGGAGTGTGAGGCATAACTTTGCCTTGCATAACTGCCTTAGATTGCTTTTATCCTACATAGCTAGACCTTACTTCGTTCCGGAGTACGAGAATGTCGATTCCGGCATTCGCTGTACTTTCGGCAAGCGGCGCTACAAATACCTTAAAAGAATCGTCAGAGGTTTTAAAACACCTTATAACGACCATTTCTTGGCAGCACTAGCTGTTGAAGGGTTTGTAGTGTCCACGAACGACTCTTGTAAATACACTGGTCAGACCCGGGGCTTTTTCATACCTCGGGATGACAAGCGTTGGAGTAGTGATGATACGATAAGTGATCGTAATCGATACTACTTCACAAGTGGTAATCGTAGGATCCCGAAAGGGAACTACGACGGTCGCTGTGGGTTCTCCTACAGTGAGCGGGCTTCTCGGATGCGCGACTTCCTTGTGAAGTTACACACCGAGTAGTCATGGAACGGACCGAGCGCAATTTTGCTTTGCATCGGTCCCGCCCCTACTTTACAAGTG